CAGATTCATACTCACCTAGATTCAATCATGGTTGGGAATACATCATTGCAGATGATCCTAGCGTGAAAGAGACACAACATGTGTTTACAACAAATCGTTTGCTTCCAGGAAAACCAACTGTATCATATGTTGAGCCTGAGAAACCAATCATCGGATTTCAGGGGTTTGGTCCACCGCACAAAGGCATTGCTACTCTAGCGCATAGAGTACAAGAAGAATTTGATGAAGCAACTTTAAGACTTCATATTCCTTTTGGATTCTATGAGGATCAAATTCACGGTCGCAAAGGAAGTAATGCACTTGCAAGAGCGGAAGAAGTTAGACGCATTATCAGAAAACCAGGAATTGATGTTATCATCACACATGATCTATTAGATACTCAAGAGATTATTGACTTGTTAGCACAAAACACGATTAACTGTTACTTCTATGATTATTTAGATGGATGTGGACTAGCAAGTAGTCCAGACTATGCATTAGCAGCTGGTCGCCCTATTGCAGTAACACGCAGTCATCAAATGCGAAACTATTGGGACTTAGAACCTAGTGTTTTAATTGAAACTAGTAGCATCAAGCAAATCATTGCAAATGGTACTGGACCCCTAGAACCTCTGTATAAAGCATACAGTAAAGAAAGTGTTTGGCAAGATTATTCAAGAATTCTTAATAGAGTGCTAAATAACTAATCCACTTGCGAAAAAGGAAAGAAAATATGAAAGCACTATTAGCGGCTGTAGTATTTCTGACGGCATTATTCTCTACACAATATACTTTTGCAACAGAGTTGCCAACATTTAAAGAGATTTCAGATACTGTAATATCACCAAAAAATTCTAGCAAATCAGACCTGTATTGGATGGCAATGAACATTTATTATGAAGCAGGTAACGAACCTCTAATCGGTAAAATTGCAGTTGGTGCAGTTACACTTAATAGATTGCGTGACATTAGATTTCCCAAAAACATTCGTGATGTTGTAACAGAATCACAACAGTTTTCGTGGTACAATAGCAAAATTGCAAATACACCACCATCGAACAATAAAAGATGGAAAGAATCCTATGAAGTTGCGAAGATGCTATTGACAAAGACGGTGGGTAGTGATATAATTAAACTCTTAGAAGGCGCAACACACTTTCATGCCACTAATATTAAACCATCATGGACTGGAAGAGTGACGAAAGTTGCACAAATTGAAGGTCATATTTTTTATAGATTGTAACAGAGGAAATTTCGCAATGAATATTATGAAGACTGAAATTAGGATGAAATCAAATCAGCGCAAGAATGGATATCCAGCTTACTACTATGCGGCAGACAGCGAAATACAGAATTTGAATTTTCGTACAGCAAAACCAGCAAGGGTGCAAACACAATTTGGCTACTACAAAAACGGCAGAATTACATCAGTACGATTCAATGAATCTTAAAATTTTGAATCAGAAAGAATTTGAATCTGAAATCAAAAAGATTCAATTCGACAGGCACCCAATTACAATGATTGATGCTATTCTTGAATATTGTACTATCAAAAATATTGAAATTGAAACGGCTGCATCTTTAGTTACACCTCGCATGAAGTCTTCAATTGAAGGCGAAGCGATGAAGTTAAATATGATTGCACCAAAAGCTAGATTGCCTCTTGAGGTCGAAGACTAATGAAAATGGATGCTATAGACGCATACAAAGTTTACTTAGGAGTTAAAAATCACTTCACGCGAGATAGCTACGATTGGTTCAAGTATAACAAGAAAGTCAATGTCACATACGATTCTTTTTTGAAACGTAAAGACAAAATCTTTTTTGCTAAACTTGGCAATCGTAAAGATGCTTACTTAGAAGAGTTTTTAGTTTCTAATTTTCTGCACGACACAAAAATGTGGGTAGGTGAACTTCTTTCTGAAGAATGCGAAGAGCGATACAAAGAATGGAAACGTAAACAAGAATCGTTGACGTATGTATTTAAAAATGAGATGGATTTTATTTCTGGTTGGACAGCAACCGAACTGAATGATTTTTTTGATGCTAAAAGTGGAGATCATCCACCCATCATCAAGAAATATCTAAGAAGAGAAATCAGTCTAGAAACATTGGCAATATTGAATTCGCTATTGCATTTTGTCAAAAGGTATGATACACTGATACATGATCCAATCTACAAAGAGGTAAGCAAGTTATGCAAAAAGTACCAGCCCTTTTTAAATTACGATACGGCGCGGATGAAAAAGTCACTCAGAGAGTTGGTAGTGGCGTAGTGGCAGTAACGATGAGTAAACTCAATAAGGTTTGCCATCTATTGACACGAAAAGAGAATTGTGATAGACTATATAATATAGTAGATTATGATAATAGTGGACAAGCAAAACATACATTTAATACTTAACATACGATAGGAAATACGAATATGGCATCAACATCATTTGCAGATTTGAAAAAGTCGCGCACCAAAGATTTGGAAAAACTCACAGACGCAGTTTCCAAACTCACAAATAAAGAAGAAGGTAAGAAGTCTTATGAAGACACCCGATTCTGGAGACCCACAGTAGACAAAGCAGGCAACGGATTCGCAACGTTTCGGTTTCTTCCTGCACCCGTAGGCGAAGATGTGCCTTGGGTTCAATTGTTCCAACACTCATTCCAGGGCCCTGGTGGATGGTACATTGAAAATTCGTTGACTACACTCAACAGAAAAGATCCTGTGTCTGAACACAATAGCATTCTCTGGAACTCTGGTTCTGATGCTAACAAAGATATTGCACGTAAGCAAAAGCGCAAGTTGCAGTACATCGCAAACATTTATGTTATCAAAGACCCTGCAAATTCTGACAATGACGGAACAGTCAAATTGTTTAAATTTGGCAAGAAGATTTTTGACAAGTTGAATGAAAAGATGAATCCCGAGTTTGAAGATGAGACTGCTGTCAATCCATTTGACCTCTGGGAAGGTGCGAACTTCAAGTTGAAGATTCGTAAAGTTGAAGGCTATCAGAATTATGATAAGTCTGAGTTTGATTCATCAGCACCCTTGTCTGGTGACGAAGATGATCTAGAGCGTATTTGGAAACAAGAGTACAACTTGTCTGAATTCTTAAATGAAAAGAATTTCAAGCCTTATGATGAGTTGAAAGCACGTTTGAACAAAGTGCTTGGACTTGAAGATGGTTCTGCTGGAGACAATTACTACTCCACAAAACCTAATGCGCCAATTGCAGCTTTAGCTAAACCAGCGGTGCCGCCTGTTAAAGCAAAGACTACAGTTGCAGATTCAGTTGCCGATGACGATGAAGATTTGAGTTACTTTGAGAAGTTGGCTGAAGATTAATATTTTGTAATCTCCTTTGTGACTTGACAGGGAAGCAATAAAATGCTTCCCTTTTTTTATGCAGGCATAGCAGTTTGCAACATAGCATCTTTAATAGGATTTCTAGTTTTACTCAGCATACTTGTGTAGTAAGTATTAAGAGATTGATTGTTTGTTTGTTTATTATCAGCAACAGTTGTAACATTTACGTCACCAGTTTTTTGTGTTCCTGCTGTGTCTGTTGCCGCTGCTGTGCCAGATATAATTGCAGATGAAGATGTAGTTAATGTTGGTTTAACAATATCTGCCAAATCAATACCGCCGCTACTATTTGTGTCGTATATTGGATTACCATTTTTATCTAACATTAATACGTTGGGCATATACCGACGATTATTGTACATCAAACCATCTTCACCTTCATACAAGAAATTCTCAGCCGGCAATTCAACATATTTACCCTCTTTCATACTATAAACCATCGGCGTTGTGCCGGTGATCGCGCCCGAGTTCTGATCCACTTCGCCGCCAATGCTCATCGGTGCATTATTTCTACCTGCCGCAATGATCGCATCTTCTGCTGTTGTGCCACCAAAAACACCTTTTTCTATTTTCGTGTCTATTTTGTCTTTACCAGTCTTTAGATTTTTAGCTAAGTCTCCACCCAACTCATCAAAAGTTTTTCTATTTAAGAGTTTGGCTGCGTCATCAAGAGCGGCTGTATCAGCGGCATATGCTGACTTAAATGCATCTGTAACATGTTTAACAATTTGTGAAGCGGCTTTACCTGCAGAAAATGTTTTGTCTGGTTTGCCCAAGTCTATATCGTTTCCAGCTTTATCTGGACTACCAGTTCGTAAACTAATCAACACTTTATTTTTGTCCATGTAACAATGAATAAAATCAAAAGGAGTTGGTTTTTTAAGTAAAACTTCGGCAGACTTTGTTGTATTAAATCCAACCCTAATTAAACTATCAGCAAGTGCATAAAATTCT